ATTATAATCAGTCAATCATATTCAATGCCATATTTAACTCTGATATGACAATGAAAAAAGATTGTCCAAAAGAGATCGCTTTCTGGGGTGGTTATGGTTCAGGAAAAAGTTGGGTTAGTATATTATTGGCTTATTATTTATGCCATTACCATGAAGGCACACAATTATTGATGACCAGGTATAGCTATCGACAGCTTAAGGACACATGCATTGTACAGTTTCTTGAGGCGTTCCCACCAGATGAATATGGTTATACCCACATGAAAGCCGATCATGAGTTTCACTTTGGAAATGGTAGTAAAATCATTTTCAGATCATTTGATGACCCAAGAAAGATTCTGTCTAGTAGTTACGATGCGGTTATTATGTGTCAGGCCGAAGAACTCAAAGAGGAACATTTTTTAGGGGCTTTAGGGCGTATGAGGGGTACAGCATTACCAATTAAGTTAATATTTACTGAGGGTAACCCTCGCTATGGCTGGTGTAAAAAACGTTATCATGACAATGACCCCCCAGAAGATTGTTTATATATCAGGGCTACCACATACAGTAACCGTAAAAATCTACCAAAAGACTATATTAGAAATATGGAAATGAATTTTCCACCAACTTATATAAAACAGTTTTTAGAAGGGAACTGGGATAGCACACAAAATGCAGTATATGACCAATTAATGAGCCATCACGTTATCCCTAGACAGAAAATTCACGATCACTGGTATAAATGTATAGGTTTAGATCATGGTACACGTGTTGATACCAGTATCATTTTTGGAGCAAAAGACGAATTAGGTAATATATATACTTACGATGAATGGCACAAGCCACATCCCACAGTTGATGAAATTGTCCAAGCGTGTAATCGATACGGTCCACAGCCAATCATTGCCGATTACAGCATGAAAGTACAAGATCGAGACTATGGCTCATGGTGGAACGATTTAAAATCACATGGACTAAATCTTATCGAAGCTGTCAAAGAGAAGTCTGGGAATATCTTATTGGTCAATCAATTACTATTTAAAAACAAACTATTCTTTTTTGATAATATTCCATACGTCATAGACCAACACAAAAACTATATGTATGTAGATAAGTTACACGCGAATGATGACCAGTTCAAAGTTGTTAAAAAGAATGATCACTCATGCGATGCTGTTCAATATATGGTAAGGCATTTAAAGAATGTTGAAGTCAAAAATCCAAGTGCTAAATGGGCAATGATTAATGATGGGTTAACACTGGATGACTACGTTAAAGGGAGAGCTTAGAAATGGATAATGATTTGTTAAAAAAACTACAAGGAATTTCTAATTCATTAAGTACAGAAAAAATACTTGTTGAATTAAGAGATATTGCACATTTTTATGAATGTGAGATAGAAAGCAAATTAGAAGAAATTATGAAAAATCATTATGAGAATAAAGATATCGTCATCAAATGTGTTTTAATAGATGGCAGCCTAATCGATAAAGCGTCAAAAAGATTACTAAACGATATTGATGTTGCTAAGGCAGCGGTTTTATTATCCATGGATATTGAATGTGAGTATAGTAATGATAGATACGCATTTAAGCAGCTTTCTAATGAATTAAAAGATAATAAAGATTTTGTTTTACAAGCAATAAAAACTAATAATTCTATTATAGAACTTGCCTCTCAAAGGTTAAAAAATGATAAAGATGTTGTTATTGCAGCAGGAAGTCACGGCTTAAAAGTGACTGAAACTTTAAAAAATGATCGTGAAGTTTTAATAGCGATTGCAAAGAATGACCCGTGGTTTTTGAGGGATGCCACACCTAGCGTGAGAAAAGATATTGAAATAGTTTGTATATGTTGTAGATTGCATCCTATGTTAATTCAATATGCACACCCAGACTTAATTTCAGAATTAATCAGCATACTTTACGAACAAACCAAAAAAAGAAAAAAAGGAGTATTAAATGGATAATATAGAAATAGCAATAGCGACTTTGGAATCGAGGATGGCTAAATCTTTAAAAGGAATAAATGATTCTATTGACGCACGAATTGCAACGTCCGTAAAAGCTCAAATAGCTAACAGCATTGAGTTTCAAGTCAACAATCACTTAAAAGCAATTCAAAATATATCAGTTGATAAGGCACTAAGTGTAGAACAGCTAACTCGATTATATCAAGATGTGTATCAAGCACTGCAAGATTTAAAGTTAAATACTAATGGTTATGGGTTGTATGAACAAATGCAACAGCTAAACAATGCTTTTCAATCAACACGTAGCGAATTACAAACAGTATCAAATAATGTTGAAAAATTAATTAATAATAAATACATTGAAGCCGAAATAACAAAAGAACAGTTAAAAGGATTATATGACCAAACCAATACGAGCGGTGACGAATTAGCACGTCAATTTAAGATGAGTGTCACGGAAGCCTACAACGTTTTGAATTGTAAGCGTAAGGATATAAAAATGAGAAATGAATTTAAATTGTATTTGGAAAAGAAATTACAAAAACAAAAGGATTTATTAAATGCCACTGTATAGCTTTAAGTGTCAATCATGTGAACATATACAAGACAATTATTTTTCAATTTACGATAAAAAAATAGTTAATTGTGAATCTTGTAGAAGTACGAACATAAATCAATATTTTGGCAATGCAAACGTATCAATTCATGGATTTACAGAGTTTGACGACCCACGCGGTACAGGTGGAACATTAACAATGAAAGAAATTAAAGAAATAGAGAAGAAGCAAAAACTTGTATATGGTGGGCATGACGAACTACAAAAAGAAGCACAAAAAAATCGTCATTACAACCAAAACAAAACCAAACAAAAACTGGAAGGCATTATTGATAAAAGCGTAAATACACTGCACGCAAAATATAATAGTTAGAAGGTGATTATGCCATTAGAATATAATAAAACTAAAAAAGCATTTAAAAAAAATGTAAGTACAGAAATAAAATCGGGTAAACCAATAAAACAAGCGTTAGCGATAGCATATAGTATTAAAAAAAAGAAAAAAAAATGATTAAAGATTTAGAAATTGTGAAATTTGATTTTTGTTTTTACACCATAGAAAATTATAATGTTTATATTTTTCAAGACGGACGTATACCGGAATGTGATATAGATAATTGGTTAGAATCATACAACGAATTTGATACTTTCTGGATTAACATTAACTAAAAAAAGGAATTTAAAATGCAAATAACTGAATTTAATAAAATGGTATGTGAACGAGAAGGTGGAAAAGAGGAATTAAGCATTGCACAGATTGCAGAAGTAATAAAAATAGCGGATGAATTAACTAATGGTATTTTATATAAAATCATAGATTTAATGGCAACACCACAAAAAGATGTTTAATATACTTGGTAATCTTGTCGGCTCGGTTGTTGGAACAGTTGGGGATGTTGTTAAACGTGATCAACAGATAAAAAAAATCAAAGAAAAAGGTAAGCTTGATATAGAACAAGCTAAAATTGATCTTGATGTGGCTAAATTAAAGGCACAAATTAAACAACAAGAAACACAAGCTGCCAACGATATGACGTATGATATGCAAGTACTTAAAAATAGGCGTGAATCGTTCATTGATGAGTTTATTATTCTAGGTTTTTTTATTATTATGATATTAACATTTATTCCAGCTACACAGACAACAATGGCAGCAGGATGGAAAGCCCTTAATGACACTGCCTGGTGGTTTGAGTTTGGCATTGTTGGAATACTTGTCTCAACACTTGGCCTAAAAGATGTATTAAGAATATTTATTGGGGGATCAATAGATAAGCTTAAAAAAAAACGGTAAATGACAATAAAAAAACGTTTTCCCAACGTCAGCAAAATGATAATTTAAACCAGTCGAATTCGACCCCTTTAAAATACGATCTTATTTTTGATGTTGTTGATACATTTAATAAAACCAAACTTGGTAACTTATGCATCGGTGACCAGCAATGGGAATGCATAAGCGGTAAATATGGGAATGGAGCATTGCCGAAGGGTATGTACAAAATTAAAGATTGCTACAAATTGAAGCCCATTAAAGGTAAAACAGAATCTTATACAGGCATAGAATTTCCTTGGATAGCTAAACTTACACCTTCGTTCAAGACAGATCGCAAAAGCTTATTAATACATCCCGATGGGAACTTAGAGGGAACTAGAGGATGTATAGGGATATGTAAAAAAGAAAATGATGTGGAAATTTATAATTTTATTATCAATGAACTTAAAAATAAAAAAGAATTGAATTTATTTGTAAATAAATAGTATACTGCAATAGTAATCTCATCGCACATATTGGTCTACTTCCTTTGTTTTTTTTGTATTCATATCCAAAACAGTAGGCCAATACTTAATCTTTTTTATAGCGTTTTACGATGTTTTGCCCGATTTGTTTTAAACGTCGAACAGAATCGTAATTGCTAGGTATAGGGGCATCCCATCGTTTAAATTGCATCGCTGCCGGTGTTGGCCGTCCTTGCTTGTCTTTTAATGGTTGACTTTGTTTTAGAATTTGTGTTGCTTTACGTAGTAGAAATTTACCACGTGTCAGTTTACGTGACGGACTAGCCTTACTAACATCCCTAACAGGCTTAGCAACATTACCACCGGAGCGATTATATTCAGCCATTTTCTTATTTGTACGCTTGTCATAGCGTTTATACTTTTCTTTCGCACTTAACATCACCCGATACTATTTATAAAATTAGGTACTTGTGACATTTCATAGTTATTAATTGAATCTGTAGCCATATCATCAGCCATTTCAGGTTGTGGCATTTCAGGCATTGGCATTGTTAAGCCTAAGCTATCCGTTATCGTACTAATTGCCGATACTTGTTGTTCAACAGGTAATACTCCAATTAATTCAATGATATCTTTTAAGCTCATGTTTACGTTTTTGATGTAAGCGTTAAAGTCTGGTTCTGGCAATGGCACTTGCGCCTGTTCGTCTTGTTCTTCTTTTATCTTATTGATGATTGCTCGGTAATTTGGATAATCTAGTGTTTTTAGTATTAATTCTTTAACGTCGGGATTATTAATATCCCCGAATATACCTTGTTGAGCTAATTGCATGGTGGTTGCAGCGATTGCTGATTGTGATTGTGGCAATGAGCTTCCAGCCGTTATTTCTACTTCATACTCACCAAGCGTTAAATCAGATTTAATGGTATCAATGGCCTCTAATTCGTCTGTTTGCATGTCACGATCATAAATATTGATTTGCATTTCACCCATCTCGTTAGGCTCCATTGAAGCAAATTGTGTGCCACTAGCCATACGGATGATTCGGGGTTGGTTATAATATAACTGAATTAATACAACAGCTTTATTGCTAATATCACTTAAAAAGTTTTTAAAGTTTCGTTGCATCTCACGAATGGATGACATTGGCGATTCAATTAAATCACGTACCATTTGACCACTGTTTACACCCGTCGGACGTTCACCTGATATCATAATCTCATTGATACGAGCTATTTTATAGGCGTCTTGTTTCAAATCTTGTATGTGTTGTCTAATAATTTGTATATCTTGTGTTAGTTTGTTGGTGACTAGCATCGGTTGTGTCATTGGGTCACCGGGTTTGCTTCCAATAATATCGAAATTACCTTGAAAGTGACGTCTATAATTTTCAGGTACGATTAACATTGATTTATATTTTATAATTAACTCTTGAAGTTTTGCGTATGCATTGGTTAGACGTGCTTGTATCTGCATTAAATCTTCAACGTCACCTTGCCCCATAAGAGTATCAGATTGTGTTGGTGAATAAATTGCAAACGGAAAACCAAAAGGATAATCGATTGGCCGATCTTCCAATATTTCCTCACCACTAAAAATGATCAAACGTCCATTAGGATATTTAAAACGTTCTTTTGTTTTCATTTCCTTGTCTTGCTCTGATTCATCATCTAAAGGAACTAAAACAGTATCATCTTTTAAGTAACATTCCCATAATTCAATATTATGTTCAGTTCCACTCGGTTTCAAACTGCCTTTGTTTAGATACATTTCACTGCCAGTGGTAACACCGTTAGCGGTTACTTTACCAGCAACGACTTTGTTTGTAGGTTCCCCCATATCAATGGTTGCTGATGGTGAACTTAATTCA